GTTATCCGGATCGCTGTAAAGCAATGTTGCTAACTGCAGATCTGCGTAATCTGACTGGCCTGCGCTTAACCGGGACTGTATGTCGCTCTCAAACGCTGTTGGGGCGTAATATGATTTGCTATACCCGCCCAGAGCTGTTTGTATCTCTTCTGGCGTAATGCCGTATTTTTCAGCCGCTGCGTACAACAGAATAGGATCGCCAGTTGTATACAACTTGGCAAGATCCTCGTACGTCATGCCATTGGCACGGGCTGAGAAGTCTTCCGGTGTTGTGCCAGTGTAAGTTGCGGGGGCAAAGTAAGACTCTCGTGTTCCGAGGTCAGCCATACCCAAAAACTTATCAAGCTTGTTTAACTGGCCCGGACGAAGATCTTCACCTGCGGCATACATACCGGCAAACTTGTTGAACTTGGCCTCTTGGTTGGGGTTTAGGTTCTGGTACAGATCGCCCGCAGATGCCTCCCAGGGGTTCTCAACCATGCCACCTTGGGGCTGAGCTCCGTATTGAGCCACAGCTGTTACATCGCCACTGCCGCCACTGTCTGCAGTCCGAATGTCATTACCTGTATAGTTCTGTGCTCGAACTCCGGCCGGATCCGGAGTAGGGGCGTATGTGTAGCGTCCGGAAGTTGGTGTGTATCCAAGATCAGAGGCGAAATCAAGACCCGCTTTAGTGCTAATATTTGAAAGTTTAGCCTCTTGGCTTGGTGTCAGCGTACCGCCAGATTGGATAATACCGGCAAACTTTTCTAATTTGTTTTGAGCGCCGCCACCTAAACCGTATGAGTCAAACGCATTTAGACCTGGCGATGGTGTGGATGGAGCCGGCGCTCCAGCGGGGGTCGCGGCATTTGATACAGCAGTCGAAAGAGCGCCACCGCCGGAAGACGACCCGCCAAAAGCGCTTTTGCTTGTATCGAAGTTATTGAAACTAAATGCCATTTAATTGGGTCCTGTAGTTCTATATCTACTTATGCAAAAGTATTAGGAAGTTGGCCCGTTGACAAGGCCAATGATGGCTGAGACCCAGCTCTGCCACGTAGGAAAACCCTCTGGTGAGGGCAGTCCGTAGGCTGAAAAAGTGGGCAGGCCAATCATGTAATAAGCAAACTCTTGCCAGCGATCTTCAGACAAGTACGGTAGAGGCTCCTCGCCAAAGTAATGCAGCATGTTGCCGTTCCAGTTCTCCCACGTCGTGTTTCCGGACAGGAAAGGTATGTCTTCGCGGATTGGATCTGACATTACGGACGCTCGTCGCCGAACTCGGCGGTGACAAGAATACGGCCCATCTCGTAGTTTCCGTCAAGCGTATTGGACCCAAACTTAATTCGGGCCTCGCGGTTCTCAATCCGCAGGTCTACTTTTCCTGTATCTTCCTCAAACGTAAAGACCGGGGACAAAGCCTCCTCGCCTCTAGCAAACTTACTTCCAACAATCTGCAGGGTCATCTCGCCACCCTGAACAAAATCGGGCTCGATACGACGAAGATGAATCCGCCGGTTCACGCCTTTCAGCGAGTCCTGTGACGGATCCCCTCCCACCCAGCTGATATCGCAGGTCGTGAACGATGAATCAATGGCAAACTGGCCGTCCTGTGTGATCTCGTTCAAACCAAATTCATGCTGCCAAATACCGTAGCCGTTGCTGACAAGGTAGACTGGCGTCCCTGCCGACACGGCCGGACTAAACTCTTGCGTGGCAGTGACCAGTGTAAAGTTACCTGTAACGTCAAACACCGCGGAGGAAACCTCGTAGAACGGATCCTCGGGGTTGATTGAGAACTGGAAGTTACTGCCTGGTGTAAACGTTGGCGTCTGGTCGCCGCTCAGATAGAACTGGTCTGGATCCGGAGCTGGCTCCCCGCCAGGGGTTGCAATAATATTGGCCTGGGTGCCGTAGGTGGCATAAAACTCCCAGCCGCACCAGATTGGTGTCGGGAACACCTCGGTGGTGTATCCACAAGACCTGCGCGCCCCAGATGCCTGGCCGGCGTCGTACCAGATCTTATCTTTGACATTGTATATAATCGCGTCCGTACATTCCGTGTTCGTGCCGCGAGGATAGAAAAACCAGATCTCATTATATCTGGGCACTTTTGTTGCCCAAACTTTTTGGCGCTGTTCAAAGTTCAGATTGTCAAACAGCCAGTTTACGTTCTTATCATTATCTAGCACCTGAACCGAACCGTTGTATAGGTAAAAACGGTCAACACCCATCCAGTAATAAATGCCGTCCATTTCAACGACGGCATTTGATGACATAATAGAAGTCTGGCTGGAAATAATATCGTACTTCCAATACTGGGCAGAGTTGCCCGTAAAGGATACACGAATCAAACTGTCTGTCGCCCAGAACAAACCAGACGGGGAGTTAGTACCGCCTCGCACTGGCATACCCTTGACCACTTTACCTGCGGCCATGTTGACCCGGTTAGCCAGTGGGCCGTTCCAGTTATTAAAGTTCTGGTCTGCGTAGATTGTATCTACGTGGTTGTTTGCAATAAACCCGTTGGATCCGTACACAAAGATGAACGGGTATAGTACGCAAACACCACCATCAACCTCAATGACTTCGTTCGTTGGGTTGTTGCCGGCTGTGTCAGCCAGGGGGTTAAACGTCCACTGGTTGTTGGACCCCGGCAAAATGTTGCCGGCGTAAACAGGAGATGGTATACCGTTGTCAATGTTATCCAGGTTTAACCCAGGGTGCGCAATTACCTGTAGCGCCGCGCCTTGTGGGTTGTATTGAATGTCAAACTGCCACGTAAGTCTGTTTGAGCCAACGGGGAAGGTTGAGTCTACAATCCAAACCGTGGAGGGGATTGTAACCGGCATGCCGGGCGACACTGTGACTGTGGTCAGGATGTTTGCCGGAACAGCAACGATAGGGTCATCCGCCTCAGTAGCTATAACGTCGCCGCTTTCTGCCTCGAGTAACTCCTCGGCTACTGCTGAGTTGGATGTTACGGCGGTAACTGTATAAACCGTAGATCCCGGTGTCTGGCTGAATACTACCTGCGTCCCAACGGGGTACTTAGATACCAAGTCACCGAGAACCGTGAAGCTTGTTGCATCGCCAAACTGAATGCTTGACGGGGCGTAGCCCTCGTTCATTATAGCCTGGAAGGGGCCACTACCTAAACCCAGTGAGGTTCCAGTGGTAAAGGCATCGATGCCCGTCTGGTTGCCCACAAACATGTAATTTAAGCTGTTGTAGGCGTTAATGATCATCCCCCGAGGGATACCATTAGGGTCGCGGAACATCTGCTTGTAGCCGCCCATTTTCTTTGGCGTGCCACGCTGGAACCGGCACCAGACGCCGTCAGTGCACTCTCGGGACTCAAACGTGGTCCCGTCTCGCTTTATGCCAGGTCTTACACCAAGGGTGTAAATGGCAATAAGATTTTCATCCAACGCCATTTAGAACGATCCGCCGGTGATCTTGCCCGCGGTAAATGTGGCAGGGGTTGAGACCTGCAGGTTGCCAAGGTTTGTTGCGTCCACGATTAACATGTCCGTGGCGTTTGCCGCCAGGCGCAAGTTGTTGGTTGCATTCAGATACATACCGGTCTCGCTGTCAGACAGGAACGAGAACGTCGGGGCCGCGGCGCTGCCGTTAGCTCCAAGGAATGTCGTCGTAGATGTCTGCGTCAGGATGTAGAGGTTTACGCCGTCGCTAAGCAAGATGGCTGTTGTGCCGTTTGCAAACGCAACCGGAGCCTGAGTGCTGCCAGAGATCTGAAACGTGATGTCGTACCCGCTCTGACCGGTGGCGTTGTTAATTGCGTAGATCTGAGTAATGGCAGGCAAAACTACGTCAAGGTCCGTGGTGCGCGTGCCTGACGGCGCAACATATGTCTGAATAGAAGGCGCAAAAGTAACAAGACTTAGCGTGTTTCCAATAATCGCGTCCACGTCGTACGTGGCGGATGTGTAGGAAATAGCAGCCTGCCGCGGCAAACCGACGGTAAAGAAGTTGCCGGTTGTGTGCTCGTAAATAATGACAGCTGAGTCAGAAGGGTAAAAAGCCTCTGAGCTGTTGCCGTTGATTGTCTTTGTGGCCGGGGCTGCAACGGAAAGCGTACCAGTGCCGCCGTTGCGGATCATCATGTACCAACCTGGCGTCAGTGAGCTGACTGTCGGCAATGTAAAGGTGCCTGCTCCACCAGTCCATACATAAGCCTCGGCGCGGTTAGCTTCTGTAAACGTCGTGTTCAGCGATGTCTGGATAACAGTGGTTGAGGTCGCAAGCTGTCCCGCAATATCTACCAGCCCGCTGCCAGCCAAAGCTGCAGCATCTGCCGCAGAGGTGCCGGTACCGTACGTGAAGTTGCGGTATACGCCGTCCTCGGTGCTGTTATCGACAAGGTAAAAGTATCGTGCCGTGCCGGCTGCAAGTACGACCGCCTGCCCGCCAGACTGATCCTGGATGGTAAACGACTCAGCGCCAAGGTTGCGGAATAGAATGTCCGTTCCCACAGACTGCTGGTTGCCGGGAGGCAATGTGATCGTAAGCCCAGCCGCGGTGGCCGTGCAGTCCATGATACGGGCGGCTGCTACGGTCGTGGCGCCGGACACGGTATAGTCAGGCCAGGAGAGCTCCTGGCTGGTGGAGAACGTCAGAGCATAATAGCTGACGTCTGTAGGCTGAACTACGTCGCCGGTGAATGGTGAGGTATAGGTAGGCATTACGGCTCCAGCACGCTTGTGTTGCGGTCAACCAGGCGTCCTTCGTTTTCTTTCTTCAGAGCGGCCATGGTGGTGTCGTACATCTGTTTCCAAGTTTGCAGCTTATCCGGGCTTTTCAAATAACCCTGGGCCTGCAGCAAGGTACCAAAGAGAAGGGCCTGGGGCGCCTCTCTGGTGATCAAGTTTTCTTGATTCGTTGAATCAAGCGGTTGAATCCGGCTGAAATAGATGATTTCAACTTGGTAATCATCGTCAGGAATTGGTGCCAGATTCCAGTGATTGTAGTCATAATCTGCATAGTATTTTGGTTTCCCCTGAGGAAATTCGCTCTGGTACTGTGCTACGTACTCTTGCGAACGGTGAAGTACGGGCTCGCCGTTTATCTTCATAGAGACTGTTTTTCTCCAGCGAGCCGGCTTTGTTAATGTTGCGCCCTGTGATCCTACGACCAGCGTTGTCTCAACTACGTTTAACTCCCACAGCGTTTTGACCTGAGCTGCAATCTCCTGCTCGGCCATAGCAATAAGGCGCGGGATCTGCTCAACGAATGAGGTATCATCGCGCTCGGAGTACCTGATCACATCTTGGACCAGGCTGTCATACGTCATTACATAGGCTGACATAATTATTTAGTGTAGTAACTGATTACTGGTGCGTAATAGATGGGCGACTTGTCGCGCTCTTCGTTCTCGGCCTGAGCCAGCCAGATGTTGGCCTGAGCTTCCAAGTACTGGATCCGATCCAAAGGAATGCTGGGGAACTGCATCGCCATCTGGTGGGAAAGCATCTTTTGAATCGCCGCAATCCAGCGGTTGGGAACGTAGAGTTCGTTTGACATGTTGCCAACGTCCGGCAGTTGCTTCTCAATAATTAGCTGGAAGAGCTGGAAATCATTGTCGGGAATCGGCCACAGGTACATCTGCGGCGTGATCTGACGATCAAACCAGTACTGCAAAGAACGTTGACTCTCAAACTGCTTGTTAGGCAGGTTCCAATAATCGTCGCGGTTTAGTCGCGCCAAAGGAATATCTTGCTGGGTGTATGAGAACGACAGCTCGCGAAGGGAGAACGTGGAGGCCACGGTCTCACGGATACGGAAAAAGCTGTACTCGGGCGTGGGGTCGAACGTGAAGTAGTACCATTCACGGTCAGCCAAAGTAATTGTTGGCAGAGTTTTGCGAACGGTCCATGTCACGCCGTCAGCGCTGGTCTCAAATACCAGGTTGAAGGTCTGCGTGCCGTATGAGTTAAAGCCAACCTGATAGATTCGCTCGCCGTCTGTAAAGCCAGCACCAAACCAGTTGGCGCCAACCTGAGACGTGGCAAAGGTTGACAGATCGCTGTCAAACAGGTTACTTGCGCTGGTATTGCTGGCTGGTAGCGCGGCGCTGATGTCAGGCGTGACAATGTAACGCCAGTTGGCCTCGCGCACATCCACCGTGCCCTCTGGCAGGGTGATGATGGTCTGGTCCTTGACCGTACCGATCAGTTTGTTTTCCAGCATCCACAGGTTTACTCCGCGGTTGGAGAGGTTCTGCAGGATGTAAAATAGGGCGAGCTTGGCCGCCTCAACGTACTGGGAGGTCTGCTCTTCCGCTGTCTTACCACACTCGCGGAAGGAGTACTCGATCAGCTGACCAACGTTGACCTTTGTCTGGTTAGTCGTGCCTGAATATGCCATGGTTATCTACCCCGGCCAGCGGCCCTTTTCGGAGCTGCGGATTTAACCCGCTCTGGAAGGTTTTTCTTCTCGCGGCCAGCCTTGATGTACTCCTTGCCAACCTTTTTCGGGATGTCAAGGGTGCTCTTTCCGGCGGCTGCGGCGTACATTGCGCGCTCTTGCGCTTTGGATTTGATGGGCATTAGCAGCCAACCTTTCCGCCGCCCATGTACTTACCAACGGCCTCAAGGCCACGCATTACGTCGCCATCTGATGCTGCGCCCTCGCCGGGACCGCCTTGAAACATATCCATGATGCTGCGACGCTCTGCGTCAGACACGGCGCCAGATCCTGCAAAAGGTGCCGGTGCCGGCATCGGGGTAACTTTCTTGATTGCCGGGCGTGCGCGCTTGGGCGGGGGAGCGGTCATGTCGTCCGGCTCCTCGTTAAAAAAAGGCTTGGTCGAGCGGCCCTTTGCCATGTTCTGAACGCCTTCGGCCTTGGGGGCCTTGGCGGCTGCCGAGGGAGCCTTGGGCTTGGGCGTGGGGGTCTTCTTAATCGAGGCGATCTCTTTCTTGTCCTCTTTGTCCTTCTTCATGCCAATGGCGCCGCCGGCCTTGTACCGGCCCACGGGTCCGCCGTCTTTCTTGCAGCGGCCGCCGTTTTTAAGCTTCAGCTCAGTCTTCTCTTCGCCCTTGTGCTTAGCTGCCTCATGCTGACCAACGGCCTTCTTGACGACCTTCTTATCCATCTCGATGTCGCTGTGGGCCTCTGCCTTAGCCTTCTTTTTGAAGGGCATGTTAGTGGAACCGCCCTCTTTAAAGCAGGCAATGTCCGATTTCATCTTCGGGTTGGCTTTAAAACCTTCCATCTGTATCTCCGTTTAAATAAGGTGGTTCTGTTACTACTTATGCAAAAATAGGTCTCTCTCTGCCTTACGGCGGAGCACTAATCCAGGCAGTTTGACGCCTTGGGCGTACACCCAGCGCATAAACTCGTCCGATGCGCCAATAAAATCTTTCCTGTTTACCCGGCGCCGCAGGGTGCTAATTTCGAGGTTGCCAGCGCCGCAGTTAAATGTGAAGTCTGTGAGGGCCGCAAGCTGCTCGGGGGTCTCTACCCCAGGACATAACCTCATCGTCGCCCTCATGGCCTTCATAATGTCTTGGTGCAGCCATTCCTTGGCCGTGGCCTGATCGATGTCCGGATACTTGTCCAGAGGCTCCCACTTTTTGCGGGACAGTAGCCGGCCGTAGCCCTGGGTTGGGAAGCCTACCGGATCGTGGTAGGCTTTTAAGTAAAGTCCTTCAAAGGGTTTAGCCAGCTCTTCAACCAGCTTTACCACTTCATCCATTGGCTCTAGCTGTCTGCGTAGACCCGCCTAGCACGGCCTTAGCCGCACGCTGGCCGAAGAAGAAGCCCAGTACCATCAGCAGGACGGCCCAGTCGTTCTCTGTCCACGTGGCGTTGATAGCGGCCACGGTATCCAGCTTTGCTTTGGCGATCTCAAACACGGACCATTTATAAACGGCATAGAAGCCAAACGCTGCGTAGGCAATCGTGGGCCGTACCATGCCATTTACAAAATCCAGGAAGGCGAACATGGCAAAGGCAGGAGTCACTAGGATCTTGCCCCAGAGCGTATCTGCCCACTTGTCTGCAGCATCCAGGAGCTGCACGCCAAAGGACGGTGTGGGTTTGTGGAGAACGCGGGCCTCTTCAATGTCGGCCCTGGCATTCATCTCTTCCATCCGCCAGAGGTGCTCCTGCGCCGCGTACTTCATCCGCATCTCCAGCATCTGCAGCTCAAACTTGCGATCTTGCCAATCGCGAATGAGATTGATTACCGATGGCAAAAGGGGTCCAAGGACCCCAGTCAGAAATGCTGCCAAGAGGGTTAGCATTACTTGTCTACCTTGTCATCAAGACGATCAAATATGCGGACTAACATGGCTTTGATCTCGTCGATGTCGCGCTTGTAGTCGTCCTTTGTGACATACAGGAGCGGCAGCTCAGAGATCCGGTCTTCGATCCGGATGATTGATTTGGATATGCTGTTGATTACCCAGCCGCCAAAAAAGCCTGCCAGACCAAATGCGATGTTGATTAAGGCCTGCGGATCCATTTTATTCCAGGGCGTCCAAATCGTCGTGGGTGTTTGCCGAATTAATTGCACCCATTTCAGTCTCAAACACTACTCGGGCTGCGTCAACAACATCTGCATCGTATTGAGTTTCCGGGTACTGGTCGGTTTGCTTGCGGATCTCAGCCTGAACAATCTGGGAAAACTTAAACTTTGCCTGCTCTTGTAAACCGACTTTACGCTCATCAACAGTGACGTCGCGGACGCCCCAGACAATCTCGACCGGGTCTTTTGTCAAATCAAATGAGTGTGAAGTGTACTGCTGGCGGTTAGTAATGGCAGGGCGAACCTCAACAGCAGATTTCCATCCGGCTTCACCAGCAGGAGGCTGCGTATCCCAAACTTGAATTACTTCGTTGTTAACAATTTTTACAAATAACATAATAATCTCCTAGTTAGGGTGTTTTTATTGCTGATGACGAATATGCCACCGGTGACTTGGGAAGACGTAACCACGTTGTTAATGATCCAACTTGTTTGGGAGATGAATAACTAGTACTGTTTCCTAAACCAAGCACTCCACTTTGTCCGGTTCCAAAATCCCACAATGTTCCATCTGTTTTAATAGCAAATGTTGAAGATCTTGTTGCCGAAACTTTTGACCAATTAGCTAATGATCCAACTTGCACTGGGGATGATTGATTGGTTGTACTGTTAATACCAAGCTGCCCAACATCATTATGTCCCCACGCCCACAATGTCCCGTCTGTTTTTACTGCAGCCATATGATTAAGGCCGCAAGCAACATTTGCCCAATTAGTTAATGATCCAACCTGAGCCGGAGATGAACGGTAAATGGTGGAATTTAGTCCTAATTGACCATATGCGTTATAACCCCAAGTCCAAAGAGTTCCATCTGTTTTTATTGCCGCAGAAAATCCAAAACCGCAAGCAACATTTGCCCAATTAGTTAATGATCCAACTTGTTTGGGTGACGAATAATCAGTTGAGTTATTAAACCCAAGTTGACCATATTGATTTTGGCCCCAAGCCCATAAAGTTCCGTCGGTTTTTGTTGCTATAGCAAAATTAAATCCACAAGCAACTTGAGACCAACTGGTTAAAGAGCCAACTTGAACTGGAGAGTTATATTGAGTTGTGTTTCCAAGACCTAATTGACCATTAGAGTTACGGCCCCAAGACCAAAGCGTTCCGTTTGTTTTAACAGAAACAACATGCCCATATCCACAGGCAACATATAACCAATTTGTTAAAGCGCCAAGTTGAGTCGGAGATGATCTGTCTCCCGGACCGCCGGTTCCAAGCCTTCCATTTCCGTTATAACCCCAAGACCAAATAGTTCCATCTGTTTTTGTTGATACTGAAAAATATGTTCCAGAGGCAATATTTAACCAATTGGTTAAAGTTCCTACTTGTTTTGGAGAGTTATATTGCGTAGTGTTTCCAAGACCTAATTCTCCGTAAAGATTAGAACCCCAAACCCACAGCTGTTTTTCTAAAACCGGTTTAGGCCACAACCCCTGTTTTGAATACGCCAATGCCTGGTCCATTGTCCAGACACCGGGAGCGGATCCGCCCTCTCCATCTATAGGGCCAGTAACCGTTGGCGGCGATTTAGTAATAAACCCGCCGATGTATTGCTGACTCATTTAACCCTCCGTAGTGCTTGCTTTTCAACAAGCCTGTCTTTTATTTTTGCAAACGGCTCGTCCCATTTACCAAAAACTTCCTGCCTGATTAACTTCATGGAATCATAGTATGGGCACGTTTCTCCATCCATGGCATACAGAAAATACGGCATAACTGGAGTGACAACCCAAGTCTCTACGCCCATGGCTGCAGATAAATGGCTGACCGAAGTGCACGAAGAAATTACCAGATCGCATGAAGCTACGGCCTGTCTTGTATCTTCCCAGCTGTCGAGAGGTACCTTACGCACCCAAGCCGGGCAGGCTTCGGAACCTTCGTCACGCTGCAAAGATATGAATTCGGCGTCTGCATCTTTGACAGCATCAAACATTAGCTCGTAAGGAAATTTTTTATTGTGCTCGGCTTCAAATTGGCTGTTGCCCTGCCAGCGCAATCCGATCCGTTTACGCTTGCTCTTGATGACCGTTGGCTTGGGCAGATAGGGTTTACCCGACAGGTCAGACAGCTCAAACCCCAAAGGTACAACAGCCGACATGCCCTGAACGTAAAAGTCGTGGTAAATGCCAAAGCTGGCCTCGTGCTGGATGACCGCGCTAACCCCCTCTACGCCAACGAACAATGACGCCAGCGGGCCTGTGCATGAGACAATCACTTTGCACCCGCGGTCTGCAATTGCCTTGGCATAGCGCACCTGATGTATCTGGTCCCCAAGGCCGCCCTCAAGGTACAACATTACGACACCTTTACTTTTGCCATCCCACGGGGGTGTGGGTACATCGGGGGCTTTATTACCAAACACGCCAACAATACGGCCTCGGTCCATGAGCTGGTAACCCTTTTGGATTTGGCCCTGACGCAGCAGGTACCAACCACGGTTGTATGCAGCTCGGTGGTTCTGCGGCTCTTCGCGCTCTAATTTTTTAGCCAGCTCCCATCCTTGCTCAAAATCACCCATTGTGGATGCAGTAAGCTGTAGATCTAAGTCGTGCAGCTCAGGCGCCGTCTTCGGTGTGTCTAACCAAAACTCCGGCTGACAAAACGTTGAGTAGTGATGTTTTAGTAATTCTTTTGGGTTGTCTGAGTGCTGTTTTGCTAGGACCGGCTTAATGTCGTGCATGCCGCCGTAGCCGTGCAAATTCTCATCGTCCTCTTTAACACTGGAGCCATCAATGTTTGCAAAGTCATAATTAAATTCCGGCAGACCAAGAAAGTCATGGATACGGGCAAGCTGGGCTTTTGGGTCGTTTAGTAGATCGTCATAATCTACAATACAAAAACACTCTGGCATGTATTCGTAACCGCTTCTTAAAGAGATATACGAAGCTTTAAGATGGTCCGCCAGCTGACCGTTGTACATAAAGTCATCTAAATCTGCCGGCTTGGCTACTCGCACAAAAGACGCCATGCAATCTGGTATTGAGCGAACAGTGGCAATTATTTTGGGGGCGCGGCCAAGAACCTGAGTCATGGCCTGCATAATCACCGGAATAGGCCATCCACGGCCTTTGTCAATAATTACAGGTTTATCGGTGCTTTCGTAAAATGCGTCAATTGCGCCACGCATAGTCTGAGCAAGAAGTTTTCGCTCAGGGTCATTCTCATTTAACAATCCAGCAGAGTGCCAGGTATTAGCCAGCCCATCCAAAGCATGAACCAAACCCGACGTGGTTGAGACATGCGTCATCGGGTTTTGGTTCAAGATTGCCGCAAGCACCGTTGAGCCGGATCGCGGTACACCAGAAAGAAAATGAAGTTGTTTGTTCATTAAGGGGTTTTTATTGCGAATGACGAAAAATTATCGGTGTTTGTTTTGGGTAGTTTTATCCAAGTTGTTAAAGCCCCAATTTGAACCGGGGATGACCGATCAGTTGTGTTTCCGGTTCCCAATTGTCCTAAATTATTTCTACCCCATCCCCATAATGTTTTGTCTGTTTTTGTAGAAATAACATGGTTTGCCCCGCAACTTACCTGATACCAGTTTGTCAAAGCGCCAACCTGTTTTGGGGAGGAGTAATAAGTGGCGTTATTTAAACCAAGTTCACCATATACATTACGGCCCCAAGTCCACATTGTTCCGTCTGTTTTGACTGCGGCGGAAGAAAAAGTAGTTCCACCCATAAAATACCAATTAGTTAAAGCTCCAACTTGATTCGGAGATGAGCGATATGTTGTGTTTCCGGTTCCAAGTTGCCCGTAATCATTCCGACCCCAGGCCCATAATGTTCCATCGGTTTTTGTAACAAGCGCGTGATACGGCCCACACCCAAGTTTGTACCAGTCTGTTAAGGCACCAATTTGTTTTGGAGAAGAATAGTATGTTGTGTTATTAAGCCCAAGCTGGCCGTATACGTTATTTCCCCACGCCCACAATGTCCCGTCTGTTTTTAAAGCCATTGTGTAGCTGTAGCCACAAGAAACGCTAGACCAGTTTGTTAATGCGCCAACTTGCACAGGTGATGATCGATTTGTTGTATCACCAAGACCTAATTGACCGGAATTGTTTCGGCCCCAAGCCCATAATGTGCCGTCAGTTTTAACTGCTACGGTATAAGCGTAACCGCAGACAACGCTTAGCCAATTGGTTAATGCCCCAACTTGTATTGGCGAATCTTGGTCGGTTGTGTTTCCAGTTCCAAGCTGCCCAGAAATATTGTTCCCCCACGCCCAAAGAGTGCCATCGGTTTTAATAGCTGCCGAAAAACTAGCTGAAGCGGACAGGGTCGTCCAATTTGTTAAAGACCCTACTTGTTGTGGGGAAGAATAATTGGTGATATTGCCTATGCCCAATTGACCAAAACTGTTTCTGCCCCACGACCACATTTGGCCTTGTAAAATAGGTTTGGGCCACACGCTTGAATTTTGAAGCTGTTGCTCTATCGTCCATATACCAGACGCCGATCCCCCTTCGCCGTCAACAGGCGGCGTGATTGTTGGGGGCGTCGCTGATATTACGGCGCCTTTATATCTCATCGACATGAGACGCTCCTATTACGAAGAGATTTCTTCGTAACTAATTGTGTATGCAATTCCGCTAGATGTTCCGCTTGTCACAACAATTGACTTGTCCTCTTCCAAATAAATGGCCGTGGTTTTGTCGGTGACAATCAACGATGCGTCAGCAGGCACAGAGATAGTCGAGGCAATCGGGTAGCTTGTGCCCGACCCAGCTGCTGCTGTGTTGATTGAAATCGTTGTATCAACAGCGCTAGAACCGTTGACGTTGGCGGCAACAATCTGGTTAATTTTTAAAACCTTGCCGCTTGCGGCTGAGTTAGCCAGCAAGACGTTTGCCGTCGTATTAGCCGGTGTTAAATAAGTCGTCTTACCATAAATGGTTGTGACGTTTACTATATTGGGGGCTGCCATAATTGCTCCTTAAAAACCGAAGATCATCGCCATAGCGATGGATTTGCCTGTTGAGATACCTGCGCTGCCAAATGACAAACTGCCGGAGCCGTTTGTGACTATAGCCTGACCGCTTGTCCCATCCGTTGTTGGGTAGGCGAGCCCGCTAATGTTTACACCAGAGGCACTTACCGTAAGTTTGGTATTGCCGTCCGATTGTAATTGTAATGTTGCTGAATCATCTCCGGTGCTAATTAAGCCACCAGACCCGACCGACGTTGCGTTGATTGATGATGCCATGTTTTACTCCGCTAATTTCCAAGAGGTTGTTGGTTCGTCCCAAATGTATGATTTGCCGTCTGTTGGTCGCGGTACTGGCGGATCCCATTGACAGGTAGTCTCATTTAAAATCCACGAACTGTAAGGTTTTGGCGCTATAAAAGCGTCGCGACTATCATCATAAAGATATCCTACGCCCGCATAGTTTTTACGAATGCTGCCGTTATAGCTGGTTTGTTTCCAATTTCCGCCAAATAACGATTGGCAAAACGCAAGCCCTTTTAATTCTTGCTCAACGCCGTTTTCATCAAGCAGTTCGTTATTGTGGACAACAATTACTTGAGTTACAACGTTGTTTTCATCTAACCGTGCAAAATGAGCCATGTTTTATCTCAAAACGTAATTGAACCAGAGCCGGTCCACGTATAAATTCGGTAGCCGCCGGATGTTGTAACGGTTGGAGATCCTGTAGTGGCAGCTGCCGCCGGAAGCGTACTGGGATAACGAATTATAACAATACCAGATCCTCCGTTACCGCCGGCGGTATCTCGTCCACCTCCGCCGCCACCGCCCGTGTTTGCAGTGGCCGCATTCGGGCCACTACCACTTGCGCCACCACCTAAGCCGCCAGAGCCGGCGCTGTTACTCGAACCCGCGCCGCCGCCACCGGCGTAATATGTTGCGGTTCCGGAAATAGATGTTTGGAGTCCGTTGCCACCATTACCACCACGGCTACTTGATCCATCTTCACCAACGGCACCCGCACCGCCGCCACCGCCACCTGGAGAACCATCCGCGCCAGAGCCTGCGCCACCGGCATTACCTTGTCCAGAAGTGCCACTTCCGCCGGAGTTGCTATTTTTACCGCCGCCACCACCGCCAGATCCACCGGAAAGTCCGGCATCTCTAGGGGGCGCGCCACGGCCACCTGAAACGGTTGTGATTAAGCCAAACTCAGAAGAAGTGCCCGCACCGCCGTAAGAACCCCTGGCTCCACCAGCACCGCCAGCACCGACGGTCACAGTAACAGGAGAACCTCCGGCTACTTTATAGTTTGCTGCAGTAAGGTATCCGCCCGCACCGCCACCGCCTGCCCCTCCGAAGTCAGTACTACCCCCACCGCCACCACCGCCGGCAACAACAAGGTACTCAATCTCAATGGAAGAGCCGTAAGACCCCCCAGCAAAAGCAAGAGCTATTCCGCTCACGACACGTTTCCTGTGATTACACAGACCGTGCCGCTAATAAACAGCACGTTTGCCACACCGCGGGTTGCCAAAGTTACTGTTGCCTTGTCAGTATCTGTTCCTGCGATATAGGCGGTTGTAATTGAGCAGGTTATCGTTATTCCTCCGGACGTGTTGTTAAAAATTACAACAGCGTCGCCCGTGCTAAATGTAGCGTCAGGGATGGTGATCGACCCGCTTGCACCAACCTCAATCAGCTGGCCCACGTCGGTTGTTGCCAACTGGTAACTTGTCGTTTTAGCTGACCCGGAACGGGGGATGTTCAAATATCCCATCGTAGCGGTTGTTTGAGCCGAAGGGGCGGTAAGTGTGACATTTGATGAGATGCTATCAGGGGCTTTAATTGCAACGTAATTGCTTCCATTATCCGTATCTTCCGGAAGACGAATTTCAGCACCAGCTGTGGAATTTCCGGTAATAGCGAAAGGCGTGGCCTTGGATGCCGCTGTAGTCTGCGTGGTTGAATCCGGGAAAGTAGCTCCGCCGCTACCGCTGATAATCATCGACATGTTTTACTCCGGTTTGTTGGGCCATGTTACGTTGTGGGGGAATCCTGCCTGCGCGGGGACGTCCCGAAGGGCTTGACGATAGGCTGCCATCTCTGCAGACATCGTAACGTCTGACAGGGCCGTCCAGTCTGTCTCAGCCAGCTTAGAGTCGCGGGTTGCGCGTACGCTCTTAGCCACTTCGGCGTCTTTGGCTGCCTTGTAGGCCGCCTCTTGTTGGGCTGCTGTTGCCTCAGCGTTGTCCGTGAAGATAGGACCGAGGACATATTTCGTGTACCACTTGCCGCCAATCTGCTCCACGCCTTGACGCATGGAGAACTGATAGGGGGTAGTCGGGGTTGCCTGTGGGCCCTCAAATACTGGGTCGATACCCAGGGCATCACAGACATTCTCATCCCATACTTTGGGCAGGGAGGTGTTGGGGAACATTGCACGGACTTCGCCTTGAGTTTTGAGCGAACCGTCTTGACGTACTCGATACATGGTTGTTTCCTTTTTAGGCTATTGCCAAGTAGATAAATGTCCCACCGTTTTCATTGATGGCGGCGGGGGCTGTACTGCTAATTTCAAAACCTGCGCTGTAGGTATCTACGTAATCAGTGTTAGTGACTTCTGCTGCCGTAGAGTTAAGAAGCAGATAGGGGTCGTTACCAGCTACGATTCCACGTGCTGAATCCCATACATACCAATTGCCTGTGCTGTCTGTACGTTTAATTAAGACAAATCGACTACCAGCAGTAAACCCGCAGTTGACTTGTAGCGTTGTGCCAGTGCCTGTGTAGGAGCCTACTTTTGATACGCCCGGACAAGTTGCAAAAAGATAGGCAACATAAGTATCTCCGCTATTATTTACATCTCCATCGTTTCCAACAGAAAAAACCGTAGAAGTTGGAGATGTGTTATTCCAATAGGCGGAACTTGTTGTCGCTGCCGCTGTTGTGTTTAGGCGGATAACTTTTGTATTTCCTAAAGATGCGTGATAAACAGCCCAAGCCGCTCCTATTTGATTTCTGATTTTTACAATCATTAACTCAGGCGCAACACCCAAGTTATGGTTAAAAGTCGCTCCGGATGATCCTGTGCCTGTATAGCAGACTACATCAAAGAAACCAGGAGCACGGCTAAAAGTCCAGTTTGCGTATGTGTAACCAGAACGATTGATTCGATCTGTTCCGGAGTCTCCACCAAGAACATAGGATGTATTGTTCATGGCAGTAACGGAATCGGCACTTGTGGATTCTGAGGCTGTTCCTGTTGTTTCTAAATATTTTGAAAAACCCCTCAATCTATCCCAAACACCAGAAGAAATTCCTGTTGTATTTCTGGTCATTGAAATAATGAGGTCGGTCGTAATCCCATTGCTTACTGTTGCGGTGGTTCCGGTTCCGCTTCTAGCAACAGGCGTAAATATACTTGTCCCACTCTCAGGCGTCTTCATCGGCCCACGGCGAATGGCAATATAAATATAGGTTACACCGCTATCTCCATATCCATTAAAACCAGTTGCCTTTGGTGCGGCAACGGTGCCATTGCTTTCTGCGTTTGATAAATTTGGATATAAATTTGGGCCGCTTCCACTAACTGGCATGCCGCGCATATTGTCAATAATTGCCCAGTTGTATCCAGCGGCGCTTGATGCTTTACGCAAAACCCACTGCGGTTCCCATCCGAGATTAACATCAACAGCAGTTGATGATCCGGCGCCAACGTAAGACCCACACGCTATAACACTCTGATCGCCATCATCGCCAAAGCCGCCAGCGTCGTGGGCGAAGAGATAGGCGACAAAAGAAGCGCCATTAGAATTTACTGCGTTTGATGTTCCAACCGTAAAATTTGTGCTTGTTGGCGTTGTATTATTCCAAAGAGTCGATGCAGATGCTGTTGCTCCAGTTGTGTTTAATCGAACGTAATCGGTATTACCAAGACTTCGGTGGTAAACAATCCAATCTCCTGCGGAAAGATCTCTTACAATAATGCAGCCAGGGACAGAACCTAAATTGTGACTTACTGTTCTTGCGCTACCTGTACCTGTATATGTCACCACATCAAAGAACTTCTCTGCCTTACGGAAGGTCCAGGAAACCCAAGATCCAGTATTTATATTTACATACGAACTATTACCTAAAGTAAATCCATCTGCGTTAAAAGAAGTTAACCGGTTGTATTCGTTTGTTTGTGCGTTGCTAGAATCTGAACGAAGTTGGTATTCATATCCACGCGCCGTATCGGTCAATTGATGCCCAATTGAACCGGCAACAGACGTTCGTTCTTTGATCCAAACAAGACCGCCTTCACCAGCGAGATCAACTCCATTGTTGATAGACTGTGTTGCACCTGTACCTGTATACAAATACGTTGAGAACACATCCTCAATGTATGTAGCCTCACCCGCCGCACCTGCGGCGCCCATCTGTAGCAGTTTGGTGGTAGCAGTCATTTATGATGCGTAATTAACCAGCGACGAGCCACGCCATGTGGTGCCACCGTTAGAGGTTGAAAAGATAAGCAAATCCACTCCGGCAGCTGTCAACGTCGGGGCGGTAGCCGCAGGCCATACAACCGTACCCGGCCAGTTCACCGTAGCCGATCCACCGTTAGTCAGCTGGAGCACAAAAGCATAGTCCCGGCTTGATGGCACGTTATCAAACGTGAAAGTCGTTGTGCCAGAGATTGTTTTCGTGAAGTAGTTGCCGGTGTTACATGTAATCGAGGATGCTGCAACGGCAGTCACGGGACCCGCCAGTGCACCTCCCAAGTCTAGCTTTGTGTTGCTTGCCGGGGTGACACCCACACCAACCCGCTGGCTGGTGTCGATCGTGACCGCTGTAGTCGTGCCGTTTGTTTTGAGGACTAACTCACCGGTCGTGTCGCCGGTGTTGACCAGCGCGGTGCCTGTTGTCGTTCCTGCTGCAATCGAACTCATTTATTGCTCCTTAAATCACGACCCAGCGCTGGCCGGCCGAAATAGTGATTGTCACGCCGCTTGCCACCGTGATGGGGCCAACAGAAAAGCCGTTAGTCCCGACCGGCATCGTGTAGCTTTCGTCCGCGGTGGTCTCGTTAATTACAATCGCACCACCCGCCACCGCGCCGCTACCGCCAACAGACACGACCGCACCCGCACCGTTCTTGGTGTAGATTAGCCGGTCGGTTACGTTGACCGCGAGCTCACCGACCAGAAGTTGGCCGGCCGTAGGCGCAGCCCCAGTCGTGGAGCTGTAGAATGTCTGGATTGGTGTGTAGCCAGCCTGTGCCATGGTTACAAGTCCTTATAAAACTTTAAGTTTGTTTTTAATCTTTCAATTTCCGGGGCCATCTCTACTGCTATCTCCCCGTGTTTAACTGCTTCATCTTTTAACTTCAAATTGTAGGCGCAGAGCGCCAAAATATCGTGGGGTAGGTATCCCCATGCTGCTGCGTTACGAGTGTGCTGTGATAGGTTGTTATTTATCCCCAGCGCGGTCTTTGCCGCTGCGTAACCCTCTGCCCACACGCTGTGTTTGTAGCAGGAGTACGCCAGCTCGTACCAGTTCTCTCGTATCTCCGGAGCCTCTGCGCAGGCTAGTCGAAACCACTTCAACCCGTCTTCGTTCAGATTCTCCGTCGCACCGCCAATCATGCGCATCGCATGACTTCTTTCCAACGACCAGATTGCATTTGGCAGCGTTAGGTACCGCTGCAGCTCCGTGATCGCTTCCTTCCACTTCTGGTGGTAGGTATACTCGCGACCAAGGTAATACGCCATCCGGTAGCAGCTTGGGTCATTCTTTGCACCAAACTGCAGTAAATCTAAGTAGCTTCCCCGCGACTTGGTAGGGTCCGGGTGGTGCTCCATCAGCACATCGTTTGTGTGCGCTACCTTGTCCAACATGCGCGGATCGGGTGTTATGTACTCGTGGCAGGGATACTTCCAGTGGTACCCCATCCGGGCATGTATCCTTGAAGGATAAAATATAAGCCCGTTGCCTGCATCAAACCCAAAACTTAAACGCGTGTGTCCGTCACCAAAAATCCGCTCAACGTAGTCTCGCCAACCTGGTTTTAAGACCTCATCCAGGTCCATCGAGACGCACACATCGACATCTCTTGGCACCAGGGCCAGGGCTGTGTCGCGAGCCTTATCGAAACGCCATGGCACTACAGTTATTTCATAAACCTGCGCGCCACACTCTTTTGCTATCTCGACTGTTTTGTCTTCCGATCCAGTGTCCGCTATGACAATTAGGTCTGCGTCCTTGGCTGAATCACAAAATCTTTTTACGTGCTTTTCTTCGTTTTTACTGATCGCATATACCGCAATCTTCATCAAAACCCCTTAGTTAAAAGCTACCTCCGCTTATAATGCTGTTAGTCCAGTACGTTCCGTTGTAGACCAACACATCGCCGCCAGTTGCGCCGGTAATATAAACGTTGTGCAGCTCGTTTAATTCGTAACCATTGTCAACTTTAACATAAATGGATCCAACTGTGTTATCTACCCTTTCAACATATCCAAGGGTAACAAGATGGTCGGGTGCGGTGGGTGCTGTTTGTGTATAGGCGCCTGCGGTTACTGCCGACAGATATATCGGCAAGCCCGCGGTCAATCCTGTTGTATTAAGTTTGTTTACAACACCAACTGTCTGAACAAAACCGTTTGCGCCTGATGCAATCGTCTCTATCACCATGCCTATGGTGGCGGCGGAGGTAAGATCCGAAGTTGCTAGGGCTCGTTTAACAGAAAGCCGGTTTCCTTGCGCACCAAAGACGTAAACAATTTCGCCTTTGTTTAGGGTGGTTGCCTCGGCGTTGTAAACGTAGATTACTAAATCTTCGCCCATCTGGATGGTTACATTGCCACCCTTGAGGCCAACCTCCAGCATGCCGTTTCCATCGTCCCACTGCACCAAACCTGGGGCGCTGGTGACGCCAGTGGCGCCGGTAGCAAACTGAATGTAAACCGGCGTGCTGAGGGATGTTACACCGGTGACATCGCCCGACGGTAACGGGCCAGTGGCCCCCGTAGGTCCGGTGGGTCCGGTAGGACCTGTCGGGCCCGTATCGCCGGTTGCGCCGGTGGGGCCTTGGTCTCCCGTTGCACCTGTCGGCCCGGTCGCTCCTGTGGGTCCTGTAGGGCCTGTATCGCCCGTAGCGCCAGTGGGCCCCTGGTCTCCTGTTGCACCTGTTGCTCCTGTCGGCCCTGTGGGGCCTATATCACCCGTCGGCCCGGTTTCGCCAGTCGGTCCAGTTGCGCCAGTTGCTCCTGTAGCTCCCGTATCTCCTGTGGGACCCGTGGGTCCTGTATCGCCTGTTGCCCCCGTGGCTCCCGTGGCCCCTGTCGGGCCCACAGGTCCTGTATCCCCGGTGGGTCCGGTTGGGCCGGTGTCTCCGGTTGCTCCGGTTGGTCCTGTGTCTCCCGTAGGACCAGTAGCTCCTGTGTCTCCGGTAGGACCAGTGCTACCGGTATCCCCTGTAGCCCCAGTTGGTCCAGTTGCTCCAGTATCCCCGCTAGGTCCAGTTGGTCCAGTATCTCCTGTAGCTCCTGTGGGTCCGGTGTCTCCAGTTGGTCCAGTAGCTCCAGTATCTCCTGTGGGTCCTGTTTCACCAGTTGCTCCTGTAGGTCCGGTGTCTCCCGTTGGTCCGGTGGGTCCCGTATCACCCGTGGCGCCTGTTGCGCCGGCTCCTGTAACTCCTGTAGGCCCCGTAGGTCCGGTTGCGCCAGTGGCTCCAACCCCCGTTGCTCCAGTGGGGCCTGTTGGGCCGGTGTCTCCGGTATCGCCTTTAACGCCTTGAGGGCCCGTAGGGCCAACATCGCCCGTTGGTCCCGTAGGACCGCCGAGGTTAGAAATGTCTTGCAGCTGGGTTTGTTTTGTGATGCCGTTTTGAACGACAACAGTAAACTCATCGCCTGTTAGCGGTCCGGCTACTGGTAGTTGGGTTATCGAACGATCGGCCATTTTAGTATTCTAGATCACCAGAGTTGCCAGACTTACGCGAATCGGCTGGGGACTGATCAATGAAAAATGAGTCGCCTGCGGCGTTAGGTGCACCCTGAGTGACAAGGTGCCGGTTGTCGACGCCGATAAATTGATCGGGTCTGGGATGCCGCAGTGCAATATTTTCAGTCTGACGGGCGGGTAGACGCCACGGATCATACTGATCTACATCATCTTTGCAGACACGCATGCCGGGATAGTTTGGATCCGGCATGAGGTCTACATAAGCAAATTTCCTGTTGCAGCGATCGCAGATCGCCACAGACAGGACAGTGTTACCTCTTGTGTCGAGGTATATCGGCATATTAAGGTGCTGGAGTTACCGGGTTTGTGCCGTCGGCGTCAACCCAGTTATCATTAACGCCGGAACCAACAGCGACTTTAATCTTGCTGTTTGTTGTCTCAAACACAGCGCGGCCTGATGCTTTGCCGGTTGTATTGATGGCGTTTGTGCTGTCTGCGATCTCACCAGCGGTGACGTTGGTCAGGATCTGCGGTCCGGTAGGGCCTGTGGCTCCAGTGGGTCCTGTCGGTCCTGTGTCGCCAGTGGGTCCTGTCGGTCCTGTGTCGCCTGTTGCACCAGTGGGCCCTGTGCCTCCGGTTGCGCCCGTTGGTCCTGTCGCGCCCGTGGGTCCAAGGGGAGGTGTTTGCCATATAGGGTCGACACCTGTACCCTGTGAAATAAGCACGTCGCCGCTAGTACCGGTGACTGATAATGCCGCATAGACAATCTCTTCAGGCGTAGCCTTAGTGGTTGATGCGCCAGCGTTGGAAACCAACGGAAGCACATCAACCGCAGGGTCGACCGTCGTTACTGCAGGAAGCGCAGAGATCTTGACGTTAGCCATATTTACTTAACGCCGGCTTGGATTACGGTCAGCGTATCACCGGCGGTGCCGCCAGTTAAACGAATCGCTGTGTAAGGTTGTCCTAAAGACGTAGGTCCGTTAGGAGCTGCAGTGGGTGCTGTAATCCACGTAAATGTAGGAGCTACAAAGTCACCATTGCTGACAGGAAACGGATCTGTGACCGTCACCTCAACCGTACCGCTACCTGTCTTGGCATAAGTAACCTGAAACGGTGTCAGGTACTTATCCAAGACAACAGGATCCGTCGCGCCGCTTACGTCTACACCTACTGTTACTTGGCGCATGCTAGTTCCTTATTAGAGCGGGGTTGCGAGGGTGTTGACAATAGCCACCCAGGGAGCTGCCTGGTTGCCGTTGCCGCCCCACTGAACGATAGAGTTCGGGGGAATCTCAACGCCAGTAACCGAGCCGTTGATGGGCTGGGTGCCGTAGCCTTTGAGCGTGCCGGTAACAGCACCTTCGTTAAACACTGCGCCCTGAGCGCCGTCGTAACGGTAGTCAGCAGGCTGTGAAGTCGTGCTGAACGAGCCGCTCTCAACTTGGGGCAGGGTCAGGGTAACAGCGCCGGTGGGGCCACCGTTGGTGGAGGAGAGGATTACATAGCTACCGGTGGCAGAGATGTCTGCTGCGGTAACACCAGCGCCAATAACGTAGCTGGTGGTTGCGCCCATGAAGCCGCCAATGGAGCGGACTGGGCCGGAGAAAGTCGTCATCGACATGTTAGGTTCCTTAACTTAGAGGTTGCCCCAAACCGTCGCTAAGCCGTCAGCCGGGAAGTGTTCGGCTGTCTGAGTGGGGCTGTATTCTTCCTATCACTACTTATGCAAAATGAGGTAAAACCACGCCCTAACAGGGTAATCAGGCGTACTTATTACTCTTTTTGACGTTTTCAGATCCGGGGATGACCTGGATGTTTTTAGGCACATGGAGCCCAGACACAAGTTTGCCTTGTAGGGGGATGATATGGTCTACATGCCAGGCAAACCCCAGCATTTTTGTTCTGAGGGCTGCCAGATCGTATGCCTGCTCAATAATCCACAGGTCGTCTTCAGTCAACCATTTTGGGGTGCGCTGCAGAATAGCTGCGCGGCGTTTAGATTGCAATGCGGCCTTTTTAGGCTTGTTGTTTTTGTTCCAATTTCTATTTGTGGCGTTATGCTGGTCTCTATTGTCTTCGCGCCACTTGTCAATTGCCTGTTTGCGTTTATCTGGGTTTGCCAAAGCCCATTCGCGAGCTCGCTGTTTAGTAAGCTCTTTGTTGCGCTCATACCATTCTTTACGAAGGCGTTTTGCGTTTTCTAAATCTCGTGGCATTTTGTAAGTGTAAAACAAAACGGCCAGTTTCTCAACCGGCCGTTTTGACTACATCAATGGTGCTTAGACACCAGCCGTGCCGTAAATATTACGGGCATCGTGCCAGCCGGTAGCATAACGCTCAGTTGCCTTATAGCGCATGCTATCAGTCTCAAAGTCCCCCTCCATAGATTTTTCAAGAGGACGACGCATCACCAGCATCAGACCGTTTTCTGCATCGGTCTGTACCCACCATGCCTTCGTGGAGCTCAGACGGGTCACAACGTGTGCGCCCTTCGGAAGCATACCAGTCGACTTGATCGGGTTCAGATCGTTGTCAGCGGTACCGGAACGGAGAACAGACTTCAGAATAACTTCAGCCTGGAACTCTTGTGCCGGGGGAACGATCAGCTGCTCTGCCTTCAGACGGATACGCTTGCCATTGTTGTCAATAGCGCCGCGGATCTGGATGAGCATCTGCTCAACCGAGGTCTGGGACAGGTTAGCCGGGGTTGCCAGCGTGTTGCTATAGGTCAGACCGTTAGCAACGGGGTGTGCGCTGTTTACCAGTGTCACGCCATCGCCACCGACATAGCCGGGGGTGAAAGCGAAGTTCAACAGGTTAGCACACAGGGTTTCCTTGGTCTCAATCATGGACTGAGCAAGGTGCTTTGCGAAGGTGCTGCCGATACGGATATGATCGCCGTCTTCCATCAGCACTTTGGTCAAAGCATAGGCCAGACCGTAGATTTGATAAATGAAGCGGGTGATATACAGCGTACCGCCCTGATCGTACGAAACCGGGGTTCCGTCGGGCATTGCAGGAGCTGCATTCATACCGAAGAGCATTACTTCTTCGTGATAGTTACGGGGAATACCTTGGATCTGCTCAACAAACCCTTTCCACTCGTCATCACGTTGTTCGTAAACACCATCAAAGACTTCGTTGATAATCGGCTCGACTACCGCACGAAAGTCTGTACTACGCATTGGGGCTGCCATTTGCTAGTTTCCTTTCGTTGTTAATTAAGCCTGTGAAGCCTTGGGGGCCACAAACGAGTTATTGGCGATCTTGACCTGAACGATCGTGTAGGTATCGCCCCACTGGTTTGTTTCACCGGGAGGATAAGCCACTTCACGTCCGAGACCAACAACGCGGACCTGACCTTGCGAACCGGAAGCAACCGGGGTTGCGTTCAGTGCAGTAGTCGAGAATCCAGCGCCACCGTTTCCAATTGACGTACCGCTGGTGGTAGCATACCCAGACGAGGTGCTGAAGTTATACTGACGACCAAGATATGCCGTGGTTGCGGAACCTTCAACTTGAGCTTCGTATACAACTTCAGGATCAGAGAAGATCCAGAAAACGATGTCAGTTGATGCGTCCAGAGTGGCTTTTGACGCCCACTTGGCCACAGAGCGACGGCCCTGCGAATCAGTGAACTCAACGCCATCAAAGACACCAAAGACAGGCGAGGTTGCTGCAGCGGGGGCTGCAATGGTTAATTGGCCAGAAGCATTAAGACCGACAGGCTGATACTGGTAGAAAGACTGACCAGCGCTCAGCGAGTACGGTGCCGTGTAAGTGCCGCTTCCAGGACCGTAGGTGTTCGTGCCAATAAAGGGGGTAGCACGATCCAGGCCGCTGGGGTGGTATACAGGCTTCAGACCAAAGGGTTTCAATGTTGTTGCCATTTGATTTCCTTTGTTTTTGAAGAAATGTTATCGAAAACGAACATTACTGTTCGCCTTGTTGGCCTCTTTTTCCATTTCCAAAATGCCACCTTCAAGAATTGAGCGGCCGCCTTTACCCTCTTGCGAAGTGCTACGGACTTGAGCGGTGATGTTCCGCTGGTGGTCCAATGGATCTTCGAGGTGCAGCATACGCATTACTTCCTGATAGATTTCTTCTGGTAACTTGAAGAGAACCATCTCATTACAGCTAACACAGCCTTCAAACTTGCCTGAACTCATCTTGCCTAGTGCTTCAAAGCCTTTACCTAACTCCCCGGCTTTCACTGGCTCATAGCCTAGTGCTAAACGTTTGTCGATACTGTCGTACTGGTTCGTGGTACTTAACCAGCACAAATGGAACCCAGGGATTGCTCCCTCGGGTAGGTCGGGCAGTGCGCTATTTGCCCATTTGTCACGGAACGCTTCCAACCGTTCCCGGCGCTTGATATCTTCGTCGCTCGCTGTGGTGCGATTTTTAACTTCCTGGACGCGGTCCTCAAGACGGTCATCCAAGTCGCGTTTGATTCGTGTATTTGCCATTTTTTATCCCCGGTTTTGTTTGTCGTAGTTGGCATAGGCCCTGATCATTGCATTTCGCTTTGAGAGATCATCCCACGCGCCTGCATCTTTGATCGCCTGTACTCGCTCACGACTTAGCGTGATTGAGGTACTAGATTTTGCCGCTGCGTTAGCCGTCCTACTCGAGGCAGTCGGGGTCACACGTTTGGCGCTAGTGCCATTTCTCGCCGCATACCGATGTGGCAAACGTGCCGACAGGCGGTTGTCTAGCTCGTCCCAGTACTCCGGGTCGGCGGGATCCCATCCATCAGCCGCTAACTCTTGGTCGATCACCTTGGCAATACGGCTGTCCGTATCGCGAGCCTGCGGATCGTACCATTTATTCTTTTGCAACCAGTTCTTCGCATTGTCCTGAACCTGGTTTGATACCGGATCCGGAACGTTTTGCTTGGGCCGTTTTACTTGCTCAATCTGGTGCTTCTTGTAACTCTGCAGCTGGGCCAGTCGATTCTTAGCCTCTTGAAGCTGCTCCAGGTACTCAACTTGGGTCACAGCGTCACCGCTTTGAACCGCCTGAGTTACCTTCATCTTGGCGTACTCTACACGAGTCGCCTCGTCTTCAATCGCCTTGTCTACTTGAGCAAACTGGTAAGAAACGGCTGTGTTTTCTACTGCAGCAAGGCGTCTAGCCAGTTCCTCATTTTTACGCTCAAGTGCGCTGATCTTGTGTTTAGCAGAGGCCTCGCGCTGTTTCGCCAGCTCTTTTTTAAGCCTACGCTCTTCGCGACGAGCTTCGCGAATCTTTTCTCGGTCGTCGTCGGTCTCGTCATCATCGTCGGACCCACTTGCCACCGCGTCGGATTCTCCATCCTCGTCAGCACCGTCATCGGCCGCAGCCTCAACTTCGGTATCCTTCTCTTCGTCTTCCTTATCTTCAACGAAGGGGTCCTCCTCGGTGCTTACAGCCGCTACTACACGGCCGTCTTCCAGTTCCTTGACTGGGATATTCTTTTCTTTTTCGTCTGCCACAACTTTCTCCAAAGTTAATCAACAAATGCTTTCATCCGCTGAGCGAACTCAAAATTGCGGATGCGTGAGATAATTTCGCGCGCCTGGATTGTGATAAACACTACCGGTGCTCCATCATCATCGGGGTTGACCACAAAGCGATCGCCGCCGTACTTGATGGTTCGTACTAAATCTCCCACTTGGCACCACGGCCCCTCGGGCCATGCTTCCAGGTTATCCGGGCTTTTGTATGCCAGGGGTCCAATCTGGCGGACCTTTGCAACCGTCTCGTTGAACCGCAACGTTGCCTTAGTCTCGTCTACCAGAATAATCCCGCCCTTGCTTGTAGTCTTTTCCCTACGCAGCTGGACAAGGACTCGGTCTCCTGCCACATCAATTCCAGGATCAATCTCCGGGAAACACTCGAGCTCGGTCCGTAGATCCGGCTCTTCCTTTTGCATCATGTCAATAGCCATACCGGCTATCCCTCCTTTAGGCTATTCAGCCTCGTCGTTTTCGGTTAAGATGTCGTCAATGATTGTGAGCGCCTTTTGTAGGCCCTCACCTTTACCCACCATCGAGCGATATTGCTCGAAACTGTGGATTCCTGTCCCCGACGCTATAGCAGCGTCAAGTAAAGTCTTTTCTTCTTTTACGCGGCGAATTATCTCGCTCACAATGTCTCTCATAGTCCCACTTATGCAGGACTAGAGACTTGTCCGCCCTAGTACTTGGGACCGAACTGATCTTTTACGTTGCTGTAAGGACCGACTTTGCCGGCGTTACGCATTTTGGACTGGGCTGCGCCCTTCTTCCAGTTGTTGTCACGGTGTGAGCCCGATGCGCCCGGATCAATGTCCGTTGCGCCGTTGCCGCCGCCGTAACCCATTTTGCCGGTCTCCTGGTACGTCTGACGGAAACCTTTGAGGTTATTGTCTGCCATTTAAATTGCTCCTGTTGGTGGTTGCATTGGTGGTTGTTCTAAACTTGCCTGTTGCTCGTTGAGAGCTGCCTGTTGTTCTGCCTCGATGGCTGCCTTGACTGCATCAGCCTGGTTGCGGAAGGCTTCCTGCTCCACAGCGATACCATGCTTGCGGATGTCGTCGTCGGCTGCGTTGATTGCATCGATTGCCGACATGATCTGCTCCTGTTGGAGCTGGGCCTGCATGCCGTCGACCTGCGCGCCAACCTGCATGGCCGCGATGCGCTCGCGCGATGCGTTGTTGATGTTGGCTGTGACGATGTTGGTCGAGTTTTTCTGGCTGTCGATGTCGCTCTGGGTCTCGTACTTCGTAAGAAGCTCCGTAACCTTCTGCTGGAGCTCGGCCACGCGCAGCTGGAAATCCTGCTGCTGTTTGGCAGATTCCTGCTGCATCTTGCTCTGGAACTCCTGCATCTTGCGCTGGGTCTCGGCCGTCTGCGTCTTCAAGAGCGCCTGAGCTGCCGGGTCCTGCATCATGGCATTCTGCATAGCATTCTGCTGAGCTTGTTGCACTTTCTGCAACAGGCCCTGAATTGCAGGAAGCTCTGCCTGGAACGTCTGCTGGGCGTCCTGAGATACCATCTGAGCCGCCAGGGCAAGAGCCTTCTGGTCTTCGGGCGTCAGTGGGCGCTCTTCGTTCAGCTTCAGCGTGTCCTCTCCGCCGGCTGCCTCTGCCACGTACGAGCGCATAGACTGCAGGTAGTGCAGAGTTAAGTGCTGCTTGATGTGCTCCAGTGCCTTCGGAGCAAACATCGGGCCAATAAGGGGGCTGCCACCATAATTGGGGTCGTTTGCATACGCCAAATGAATCTTGATGTGTGCCACATGGTCCTGGTCTGGGTAGGCCGCCGCGGGGCGACCCATGGACATTGCAACGTTCTCCAGCGCTGGGTTGGCTTCTTTTATGCCGTCTGGATCGGGCAATATCTCACTAATTGCAGGAACTTTCAGCTGCTTCAAGACCCTCCGGTGTGCAGCGCGAAGGTCGTATAATTGCGGCGCAGCGTTTGCCATCTGTAATACTGCCTGAGCCTGAGCCAGTCGCTGCGTTTCAGAAAAGATGTTCGGATCAGATACGGGCCTAATGTCGTTGTTCGACGCAAAGTCGCGTACTTCGATCTCTGTACCAGACTGGTTGTCCATCTCCTCGAGGTACCAGTGGTTGATACGAGAGAGGATCTTGAGCGACTTGGCTTGGGAACGATGGAGACGAGCATGAATGCTCGAGAAGACTTTGGCCCCCTGTTCAATAAGTGCTTGGGTGGTGCCCACCGGTGTGTTAGCGTTTGCGTCACCAATTTTCTCCTCGGCTGTAGTGACAACGCCTTTCGCAGCATCTGTCAACCAGCCCAGGAGGTTATATAAAACGCTCGAGGGTGGGTTGAAAGGCAACGGCATAGCCAACTTGCGGACATCGTCCACGCCGGGGGCACCTTCGATCTCTAGAACCTGCGTCGGCTCAATTCGGTCACTTTGTCCAGAAATGCGCCCACCTTTGAGCTTAAGCATTGTCTGGCTGTTGTTAATATGTGCAGCATCGAGTAGAGCACGTAGAGCCCCAGTAAGGGCGGCAGACAGACCGCCAATAAGATGAGGTAATCCAATCGCATACGCTCCGCGCCACGGGATAAACTTGAACTCAACGATCCAGTCAAGTTTCGTAAGCTTCTCGTCGTTTGCTTCCCAGTTGCGGTACAGCGATAGGACTTTGTCTGTGCTCTCATCGATTGTCAAAATGTAAGGCGCGCGGCGGCCCTGGGTTACGGGATCGTCATCTAAGCGCAAAAAGCAAGTAATCTCATACACACGTCGAACACCGTCGATGTTCTTTGTGGGGATTGTCTTGCCTTCAATCTTGTCGTTTGCCTTCTCTGCTTGTGTCTGCTTATCAAGCTCAATCTCAGACACCGACATAACTTCAATGTCGCGGTAGATACCAAGCTCAACACGCTGCTTAAACGTGTCCTCCGTGATATCCTGCTGCTCGGTTATGCGAGGCGATGTGTAGAAGTTGGTGGTGGAGTACGGAAGGAAAATGTTGTCGATCGGAATCCACTCGCAGGTGGGACGACGCTGCTCGTTATCCCAACGCCACTTCAGGTACTGCGAGCCACCGAGCGGCACCTGTGTCAGGAGCTGCTCCATCTCGTCGCGGTACTCTTCTACCTGCTCCGAGAGCTGCCAGTTTAAGAAAGTCGTCTTGCGGTCTGCAACCTCTACCTGCTGGCGGTCTGCGTCACCTTTTATTTCCGACTTGACAATGCCGTCAGGTGGCAGTAACTCCCGTGAGCTAGACGCAGCAAAGTCAACGCAAGCCTCTGCCATAACAGGGTGTACCACTTTACTAGCACCGTCAAACGTGGCCCCGCCGGGTGCATCCTTGCCAAGTCCGGTACGTCGTAGACCCTCTTCGTATTGCTTGTCACGCTCTTTTCGAGCCTCGCGATCAACTTCGATGTATTCAAGATATTCCGTTGCTAAGTTTTGCAGTACCGATTCATCAAATACTTCTGCCAGGTTTGTGTAAAACTCTGGGTTCTCGTTGGGTCCTTCGATAGGCTTGTAGTTGATAACAACCGAGCCATCTTCCAGCTCAATAACTTCCTCTTCGGCCTCACCAGGCTCAAGATCGAGCAATTCTTCAACGTGCTCAACCTCTTCCTCTTGCATCATCTTTTTTTCAAAACTTTCCTCTTTCTCCAGATCAAGAGAGGGAAGGTTTTGGCCCATTTGCATAGGCATTTGAGGTGGTCTGCGTGCCATTATTTGTAATCTTCCATTACGGAGCGGTACTGCGGTAACGCATTCTCGCTCTCGGTTTTATACAGCGGGTTGGCCGAGGCCAATGTCTGCTCCAAGTCTGACACATCTACGCCCATGTCGCGCAACATGTTAATCAAGTCGGCCGTCAATCCTACACCTGTGCCGAGGAAACCAGCACCAGGAAGAGAACCAGCGCCATAACCAGCACCAGCAATGGTGCTGATTGCCGCACCGGGATAGTCTCCCTTTTCGGAGCGCTCTTTGATGTCTTTGCCTGTTTCATAAAGCTGATACACGTTAAATGCAGGGTTGACAACGCCCATGGCCTTACCTGCTAACCGGCCAGGGATCGAGGCTGCCGCGGCGCGCTTTACATCACCAGCTTTCTCAGCGCCACGTTTTAACATATCTTTGGTGCGGCTTAGATATTTACCGGGCTCGTAACCACGCACGGCCATAGCTACACGCATATCATCCGCTGTCATTTCGGCGGGTCCGCCGCCCTTGCGCGAGATACGATTGGGGTTGGGCATTGACTCTGGCGTTACCTTTGTGCCGGGCTGACGACCCTGGAGAATCTCCAGCTCGTCTTTTAAATATTTCGGATACTTGCGGGGGCTGTCGATGAGGTATGCCTCCTCGATGCCTTCCGTACGAGCTTGTTGGCGCCAATCTTCCAGGCCCCTGGCCGTGGGTGGGCGTTCGCCTACGATTGAGGTTCCCTTGGCGCCGTACTGATGACGGACGGGGTTGAACTCCGCGATGATGACATCCATCTCTTCATCTGTCGGGAACCGCTTGTAGCGCTCGTAAAATGCCGCCTTCAGTTTGTCAATCAGCGGCATGTCTTTGCCGGCTGCCAAAGCCTGGTTCTCAATCGCGGTACCCATGCGGCCAATGTAGTCCGCGCTGGGTGTGATTGACTCGGGCAGAATGTCTTCCAGCTCACCGGCCTGCTGCTTCATCTCAATGTTCTTCTGCACATTGGGATCTGCAATGTCCTGGACCTTGGGTCTCAGGTATGTGCCACGCACCGTGCGCCCTGTCGTTGCCTGCGTGAGGAACGGGTCTCGGGAGATGTCAGGTGCCATCGTCGAGCTAATGTTGGGGTCCGTCGCCAGCTGATGTCGAGCACGGGCTTGTGTCACGGGGTCGGTCTTAATTTCAGGCTTTTTGCCCAGACTCATCACATGTTCACGCAGAGCTTGCACATCGGCGGGGTCGGGATCTTTACCATGAATCTTTTTGTACTGCTGCAGTGCTCTAGCAATCTGACCGGCAAATTGCTTCATCAAGTCCCCGCCTGCCGCCATCGCTGGCACGCCTGCGTACTCGAACAACAATTCGCGTGGTGATTTGATTAAATTCATGGTATCTCCCTAGCACTACTTATGCACAAAGGCAGGGAGGCGCGCCCTATACCGCATAGGGGTTGTAACGCTGCTTTTTGTCGTCCGCGTAAGAGTAGTCCCTTGCCGGCAGGGGGTCTAGCTGCAGCCATCCAGAATCGCGCAGCACACGCAAAGCCTGTGACAGGCTGTCCACGTAGTCATCATGCCCACCCGACTCTGGGAACGAACACACCTGGCGCATAAATCTCTTCGTCCACGAGGCAAACTCTCCCGTCTTCTCCAGGTCCTCGGGGATGTAGACCTTACCCTTAGCTATCAGCGGCGCGACGATGTTCATACGCTGCACCTTATCCGCGCGGCCTGGGTTGTATGCACGTACAGGCACCCCAGCACTTTGAAGCTCCTGGATGAGCGAGATACCTGCCGACTTATCCTCCATCAGGATCAGGTCTGCCTTCCTGCCTTTAGCGAATGTGTTGTCCGCTCCGTAGACGACCTCCTTGAAATCGTTGATTACCTTCTTTCGCAGCTCGGGGTATGAGAGGTGGGCATCCCACGCATCTAACAAGATGACACACGTCCCGCCATCTGTCTGTTCAAACACGCCCCAGACCTCGCAAGCCGTTGGGTCGTTGTGTGTCTTCTCGCTGGTAGCCGGATCGTATGAGGCAATCACATATTCAAGCGTCGGGGTCTCCTTTTTGGCCGGCCACATGCGGAACCACTTACGCTTCACAATACCAGTATCCTCTGGGTCCAGGATCTCACCATAAATCTCCTGCTTACCCAGGTCGGTGCCTTCATACGTCTCCAGCTGCTTGAAGAACGTGGCCGAGAGGTTTGACTTGTTGTCGTACGATGAGGCGTTCACGACATACACATCGCCACCAACCTTGCCCTCGTTCAAGTCCACGATCAACTCCCGCGGTTTGGGGGTGGTCGTGATGATCTGCTGCACTCGCTTGATCTTTGGGTCCTTCAAACGCAGCGTAAACTGCACGCCATCATAAGCATCGTCCAAATACTCAAACGCGCACAGCTCGTCGAACCAGGCTCCATGAAACTGCTTACCACGATAACGCTCCGGCTCCGATCCAGGTATGCCCTGGATAATCGAGTCGTTGATTAACGTGATCTCAAACAGCGATTTGTTGTAATCCCGAATCAGGGACTGCGGTATGATGTTAAGCAGCCCAGAATCACCCTCAAAACACGTCGCCCGTATGTCGTTTGATGTCGGTGCCGTCACCAACCACCGAGTTCCTGGATATTTCCAAGCCCGGATCCCAATCCAGTGGCTCGCGGTGTGCGTTTTGCCTGATCCTCGGCCGGCAAGCATCAGGAAGGTGTCGTACTCGCCATCTTCCGGCTCCCTTTGGTGCGGAAGTGCCTCAATTTCCCACTTTACCTGCCACAGGGCCGCATCAAGCTGCGGTTTGGGCCAGTGCTTGTTGTTTTTCGCAAAGTCCGCGAGGACTTTCTCTTGTTTTTTGGTCAACATACCGGAATAAAACCCTCTCCGACTACAATTTGGTCGTCCGCCACCACATGAACGCAGAATTTCGGACCTATTTTCTCCACTTTTCGCACAAATCTGCGCGTGTGGGGTCCATTTTTGCCATTTTTCACAAAATAAAGCTTGTAACTAGCCCTATCCTCACGCTTATCGAGCCATGTTTTGTATCCCAGCGACTCCAGCAGCGCCTGGTAGCGCTTTGTCACGTCCAATCTCTTGTCAATCAGCGCGTACTTCTTGATGTTTGGGTGGTACATGCAGGCGCCGCTTTCCATCAACCCATCAAGAAACTCCTGCCGTTGCTCCGGTGACGACAGGATGTAATAAAACGGGACGTTTTTCGGTATCTCCGTCCCCGCAAACAGGAAACTGTCCTTCACCGAGGGCCGAAAGTCCAGCACCCTCGTTCCATTCTTGCGCTTCCTTGTCAGTATCGTGAACCCATGACCGCGCAGGCGCTTTCTGACGCGCTCTACGTCCATAGTCCTGACATAGTGCCGGCCGGTCAGGCCTAAGCTTCCAAACCATATACCAAACACATAGGGTGGGACGGGCAGGTCAACGTGTGGGAACGCAATCGGATCCACGTTTTGGATGGAGTACTCCCATTTCCCATCCATTCTTTTGAGCGGGCCCTTGTGCAGCTCTTTGGTTGTCCTTTGTGCAAGATTGCTCCTGTTAGGTTTTGCATACTTCTTTCCGCGGTTCTTCAGCCATTTACTGAAAGCATCTCGGTAGTACTTGGTCTGCAGTTTGAGAGTCAGCCTTTTGTCTCCCTCGACTGCCAGGCCATCATCAAACTCCACCCGGTAGCACGAGTCTGGCATGTAGGTCTGCACGACCTTTATGGTCTGGGCGCCGCCCCTTGGATTGAAGACGACATCCCCCGCTCTTAGGTCCGTTGCCAGGACCCAACCATTAGCCGTAGGTACCGGTGTGTCGGACGTCAATGCCATTTCGGATCTTCCTTTTTCGCAACCTGTCGTTTACCGTAGCCTGCTGTGATGCGGTTGGACTCAACCATATCTCCTTAAAATACCCATCCAGCTTTAGCTTGTTCGTGTACGCAAAAAAGATGTACCCATCCTGGCGAATGTCTCCCCTTCTAAACGGGGCGTTGGTAGTCGGATTGTTTCGCTTCATCTCTATCCTCTCTATACCACTTATGCAGGTTACAAAAAAATTTCGCCCCAATGGTGTGCGCATGTTGCCAAGCTGCGGCCAGTTTGCCACCACATTCCAGCGGTAAATGAGAATCATTCTCATTATCACAGGGTTACGGGGGTTGCAGGGGTATATTCCATGTTCTTTCTATTTCTTTTTTTCAAAAAAACAAAAAAACCTAATTAAGTAGGTTTAGACCCCCGTAACCCCCGTAACCCTTGCAGAATGAGAATAATTCTCATTTAGAAAATCTGTAAGTCATTGATTTTATTCACTTTGCAAAATTGCCCCCAAACGAGGGTATAGAGACAAACAACAAAAATCAAACCCCCGTAACCCCCGTAACCCTTGCAGATTCCATATACCTGACAAAAGTTATCCACAGGTTATCCACAGTTTTCCAACTTGTCTCTATCCGGTATCTGTCCCTAATAACCTGTCTCTATACCTATTTAGTAGTAAAAAATATAAAAAATTTGCAGAACTTGCGGTTTGGCATGGGGCCACCGCCGCCCTCCCGACGGGACCCTAAAAGGGGGACAGCCTAAACAAGCAAGCCCCCTGCCTGCCGAAGTGTGTGCTCACTTACATGCTGCACTGCAATAAGTTAGTAAGCACTCACTAACCTGCATGCTGCACTGCACCACCCCCAGTGTGCGCACACTAACCTATATGCTGCACTGCACCACCCCCAGTGAGCGCTCACTTACATTGTGCGGCGCACCAAATAACCACACTGGCAACATGGGTATTAGGCAAGGTGGCATGCCGCATGCCTTAGCAAATTGCATGCCGGCCATAACGCGGCAATTATTGCAGGCCCGCCAATTTGGCTCAGGCGCCGCCTCCGCATGCTGGTTGAGGGTGCAGTATGGGCAAACAGGGGAGGGGCACAGCGAGCCTATGCGCACGCGAGAATGCCATAGAGGGGTAGCG